GCCGCGACCTTCTCGTCCACCTCGGCCAGGAAGGCGCGCACCTCGGCCTCCATGTCCGCGATCATCACGTCGTCGCGGGGGACGCGCTTGATGAACAACTGCATCGAGAGGGGCAGGGCCGGCGAGTAGCTGGCGAAGTCGCACCACTGCCGGCCGGTGCAGGCCATCTGCCATTGCATCTGCAGGAGGTACTTCTGCGGGATCGTCTCCGTCAGAAGGGCCTCGATATGGTTCGCCGTGCCGGGGCACTTGATCTCGACCATGCCGTCGTCACCCACCAGCCCGTCAGGGCTCGCGCCGCTCATGGCGATCGACGGGTGCGGGATGAACCCGACCTGTTCGACGATGCAGGCCATGTCGAACTCGTAGGCCTCGCGGGCTTCCGGTTCGAGCATGGTCCCGCGCTGCATCGCGGCGTTGACGAATTGCTCGGCGGGCTCGCCAGTCAGGCGCTCCGCCACCAGCTCCGCAAGGTAGTTCCCCCGCGAGGCTCCATAGCCGGACTTCGTGCGCGCCATGATGTCGGCCATGCGAGAGGCCGTAGCCTTGCCCGCACGCTCGCGCTTCCATGCCTCGGTGCCCTGATCCATCTCAGCGCCCCTGCATCAGCTTGTTCAGGATGGCGCAGGCGGCGTCGTACTTGTCGGCATAGATGTTGCCGAGGGCCGGGACCTTGATGCGGTTGCAGAAGGCCTCCACCGTCGTGCCAGCGGCGTCGATCAGGTCGCGCAGGGCATCTTCCTGCTCCGTGCTGATAAAGGGCTTCTCCGGCTCGCGCTGCGGCTCCGAGGCCTTGCCGTCATCGTCGTCCGATGCAGCCAGGCCCAGTGCTGCCTTGAGGGTCATTCGCTGCAAATAGGTGAGGGTAGAGCCCACAGCCTGGATGCTGTTCTTGTTCCCGCTCTCGTCGCGCGGGCCGAGCAGCGTGACCTCCTCGCAGTGTCCGTCCCGGTGCGAGATGATGCAGGTGACAGACACCGGCTCGTTGACGCCAGCCGATGTGCGGAACCGGTAGGACAGCCCGTACTTGGCGAGGATCGGCGTCACCGTGCGGGCGACCTCCGCAAGATCCTCGTGGCGGTAGTGGGTGCGGCCCTTGGCCGACGTGAAGTCCACCGTCCGGTTCTTGCTGATCACCGGGATCTCGGCCTTGGCCGATGCCATGGCCGCGTCATAGGCCTTGCGTGCCTGATTGGCCTCCCACCGCTCATGGAGGGCCATCAGCTTCTCCATGGTCTCGACGCTCGCGCCGTTCTGGACGGCGTGGGTTAGGAGCGCCATGGGGGTCTGCACGACCGGGTGCGGCTGCGGCATCCGCTGGGCAGCGTGTGCCACCACGCGGTTGGCAGCTACGCCCACCGGCTCGAAGGTCTCGACCTCAACGTCAACGGCTTCTGCGGTGTTCATATCAACCTCCAAGGAACACGATGCCGACCACGACGAGCGCGACGGCGAGGGCGACTGCGACGAAAATGCGTTCTGCGGTGTTGAGACCGACCGGGCAGCGGTCGGCGCCGAGGCGGGTGCGCCAGGTCATTTGCGGATCTCCAGACGCAGCTGACGCAGCGTGTCGTCCTGCTGGCGGCGGTAGAGGTGGTGGAGACGGCGGCGATCACGCTTCGCGCGATTGTCGAGGATGTCCGACACGCGCCTCGCGCGGGCCTCGGCGAGCGGCGCGGTCTTCCGGCGGCGGAACCAGGCGACCCACCCGCGGATGGCGGTGAGGACGGGGCTCATGACACCCTCGCGGCGCGCGGGAGCAGCAGCGTCGCCGTGACGCCCTGGGCATCGACCGCGAAGTCGATGCGAGCTGGCAGCGGCCACTCGTCGGCGATGATGCGCGCGGCCTGCTCGACCGCTTGGGCCTCTTCGTGGCTGGCCGAGACCGTCAGGCGCAGGAAGCCGGCGGTGCTCATGCCGCGCTCCCTGCGATCTCGGCGAGGTCCTTGCGGACGTCGTTGATGGCGTCGGCGGCTGTCTTCTCCCGCCAGTAGCGGGACCGCTCCTTGACCATGAACGAGTGCGACCAGCGCTCGGCCCGGACCATCTCCGAGACGATCTCTTCGATCTGGTCGTCGGTGAAAAACGAGAAGCCCGGATGCCGGTCCATGACGCGCTTGAGCGCCTTGTGGAACTCCGGCGCGAACATCCGGTCGTGGTCGTTGATGAAGCGCTCGCGGCGCTCTCGGGTGGCGGGGCGGGGCATCATCCAACCCCCATCACGTGGGCGTCGGACAGCAACTCCTCGCCTGCGGGCGTAATTGTTGCGTGACGGCCGAAGAGGCGGATCAGGCCAGCCGCGCCCGCGAAGTTGGTCACCGTGGCGCTCTCAGATGCGGGAGAGTTGTCGCGGGCGGCACGAACTGTCCGCACGACCTGGTCAACCTCCACAACATTGCCAAACCCAGCAGCGCGATTACGGCGGTCGCACAGCGCCTTGAGTTCAAAGATCGTCATGCCTCCCCCCTGGCTTCGTTGATCTGCTGGCGAATGGCCCCGCGGCGCTCGGTGAGCGCGTCACGCAGGGCGGAGTTGGGTGCGGTGGCGATCTCGTCCTCGACGCGGGCGAGGGCGGCGGTGAGGTCGGCGAGGGTCATGCGGTCCTCCCGAAGAGGTCGCCCTGAGCCGGGCGCTGGCCGGTCACGCGCGCCAGATCGGCGCGAGCGTTCGCCGCCCAGGACATCAGCGTGGCGTGGAAAGCAGGGGTGTGCCGGCGGGCCCGCGTCTCGCGCAGCAGGACGCGGATGTAGTGCCGCAGGAACGTGGGATCGGAGCGGGTGTTGAGCGCCATCGCCGTCACTCCGCCGCCAGAAGCGCGTGGCGAGGGTCGATGACCTTCACCGAGCCGCGGATGCGCAGGAGGTCGCCGAAGTCGCGGGCGGACGAGCCGCCGCCAAAGAAGTCGTGGACCTCCTTCGGCGCCCGGCCGAAGAACCAGTCGTCAGCGATTTCCTCTCCGTGGTCGCAGGCGATCGACGCCCAGAGGTTGCCCGTCTGATTGTGCCAAGACAGGCAGAGGTAGGCGGGACGACCCTGACGCAGGGCGCGAACCGCGCGAGCCCGAAGCACATCGCAGCACTCGCCGCGAGGATCACGGTCGCGGACCTCAATGCCAGCCCAGTCGCTGGCAGTGCGGGCCTCGGCGATCTCGGCTTGGGTGGGGTAGGGGAGGGAAGGCATGGCGCTCTCCGTTGATGGAGAGCACGGTACGATTTGTACCCGGTAGCGTCAAGGGGTCGGGTACAAAAAATACCCTATCCGGTAAAACCCGGAGTTAGCGTATGCGGCACGCTTCCCGAATTGGGATGAGCGCGACCTCAATTCCTCTCAGATTGAACTCGGCTTCCGTCTGGCCGAATGCGTCATGTTGAACACGGATCAAAAGCCGGTTGGCAGTTTGGAGTGAGCGCATCAACCGAACAGCAGCGTCATGCGTCCACACGCCGACCGCTGAGGAATCCGTTGACGAGTTCCAAGCCCTGGTTGTCACAGGCGGCCGATCATCAATGCGGTACTGAACCACTTGGCGATAGGATGCGATCAGTTCGTTGAGGACATAGAAATAGACCGAAAGCCTCCCGCCCTCGCATTGAAACTGAAACGAGCCTGGTTGGCCTGTGCGGGTAGGGCGCCGATTTGGCTGCAGCGTGGTTGAGAACTGCGTGGTTGAGACCCGGACAGACCTCTTGCCGGTGATCCGATCTACTTCATCGGTCGATCGCCAATCCGCCATTGGCTGAAGCGGCGCGGTTTCCTGCCGAGGGGGTGCGGCAGCGTTGGGTGTGTCAGGGCGAGGCTGTGGTGCTGGCATTTGCGCCGCTGCGGGTACGGCGAAGGCCAGAAACGCAGCTGCGGCAACCACACGCATAGTCACATCTCCAATACCGACCGCCTGACACGGCCAATAATCACCGGCTCATTCTCTGGAAAAATCGTCTCGTGCCCGACTTCCGTTGACACCGGCTCAAACCGCATAGGTTCAGGCCTGAAACGCTTGTACGTCGCCGCGCCGTCCTCATCAGCAATCACGTAGCAGGCATTCGGCACAAGCCGCTTCTCGCGCCGGTTGACCAGAATGATTGAGCCAGGCGGCGAGATGCGATCCATTGATGAGCCGATCACCTCGAGGGCGATCCAGTCGCCCTGCTGCAGACCGACCACCTTCACAGTGCGGCGATGATCGTCTTGAATGTGGTCCTGCATGAGATCGCCCGCGCTGACCATGCTCAAGACGGGGATCTCAATCGGCGTCTCGTCCACGAACTTATCGTCTGGCGATCCGATGCCGAACTGCAGCCATTGCAGCGAGACATTGAAAGCCTTGGCGAATTGCTTGGCGTCAGGAACGGAGAAGCCGTTTCGCCCCTGCTCGTAGGCTTTGTAGCTGTTGTAGTTCACGCCGAGAGCGTCTGACACGGGTTTAGGGCCGCTGAAACCCGCTCGCTTGCGAGCCTCCACGAGGCGCGCGGCGCGCTCAACCACTTCTTGGCGCTTATCAATTCGGGGCATGGTCCGATTCGTACCCGCGCGCCAGGGTACAAGTAATGCCGAGGGGCTTGACGGGGCCGGGTATAAATTGTACCCGT